CAGGTAAATTAATTCAGGAACATGACGTTTTAAAGGATGAAGAGACTGGAGAAATGGCACTAGTTGTTCAAGCAAAGAATAAATCGGGTGTAAGAGGTCTTGCCGTTGAAAACACGATCATTGGTCTCGGGGATTGGTTGGATGTTTATCCAGATGGCGTTTGGACTATCGTTGGAAATGCCGGAGTTTCGTCAGTCTGATATACGATGAAAGAATAGTTTTATAAAGAAAGCAGAAAGGAGAGGCCGAGTGCGTTTATATACCTTTTTAATCCTGATGTTGATTTGGTTGAGTTTTTATAAGTTAATTGTGAGCAGAGTTTTAAGGTGGAAGCTGTCCATAGAAATGACAGTCGTTGTGTTCTTTATTTTATTCATTGTATCGATGTTATGCGCTTTGGTCTTTGTTTGAAATACATAATTAATTAACAGTATGACATGATAAAAACATACTTTCATGAAGAAAGGATTGGATAAAAATGAAGAGAATTGGAATTTACCTTGATGGTGAACTGATGGCTAAATTTGAACATTCCCAAAGTGGACTTAGGGATGCAATGAAAGAACTGAATGAACTCTATGAAGAAACATGGATGTTACATGAATTAAAAGAGTTTGATGACCGAAGTAAGAAATAGAAATAACAAAAGGGAGTAAACAAATGAAAAAAGAAAAATATGCTGTACTTGAATGGCAAAATGGCGACCAAGAAGATGCCTATGTTATTGGAAGTGACTTAGATTTAGAGACAGCACAAATAATGATTAAAATTGCACCACCACATCTATATCGTGAATTTTTTACTATGAGCAAACTTGAATTAATTAGAAATGAGGATAATTCATGATTAAATGGTGCATTGAAAATCCATTCTTTACTTTTGTACTCTTTATCTCCGTACTTATTGTAGTAGACAATGCTCTATCAAACTTATCCAAAGTACAAGTTGCAAAATATGAATCTAAAAAGGAGAATCAATAAAATGTTACAAAAGGAATTTACAGTTGTTAAATACACCGCCGAAGATCATCTAAGTTGGGGTCTTACCAAAGACAAAGAATATGCAGTAGAAACAAGTCTTGATTATGTTGACAAAGAAGATTTCTTCGTTACTGTTTGGAATAATAATGGTCAGCTGGCAGAAATGTACGATGGAGAATATCAGATTGTTGCAGTCGATGAATCAAAATGGTGGAGTGCTAAACCAGAACATACATATGTTGAACAATTTTAAATAGGAGGTATAAATATAGTGAGCCAAGAAGAAAGCAATTTTATCTTTAGAACAAAGCTATTTCCAATGGATGTATCGTTACTCTTCTCAATTTTTCAGAATCCTAACACAGTATTTACAGATGATCAAATTGAGAGTTGGAACAAACAAGCTAATCAGATTCGTGATATCCTGGACGATCTGATTGATGAAGCAAATAATTTCATGGAGAGCTGATACATATGAAACCACTATGGATGAGTAGACATTGGAAGTATTACAACAAGAACAGATTTCATATTGAAGGCGTATCGCGTAAAACCAAAAAGCATCTTCAGAAAGCAATTATAGAAGGATACTTACCGACTGTAACGGAACAACGATGGTTTCAATTACCTGATTGTAAGTGGTGTAATGGTGGTGGCTATTATCGAGAGCATGAATATGACACTGGTTACACTTGCCCTGATTGCGTTGGTACTGGAAAAGATGGCTGGTTTGCGAAAGATGGGAAAATGTATGACAGGGAAACGGGATTGGAAGTTAAAGAATTTTAAGAAGGAGTATATATATATGAGAAAAGTAAATACAGACGAGCAATTTTTCAGTAGATTCTTAAGGCTACAGGGTAAAATTCAGACCATTTCCGGGGTGTTTCAAAATCCAGATATTGAATTATCAGATGACGAGGTTATCTTGTGGAACATGGCAGCAGATGATGCAAAATTATATCTTGACGAATTGATTAGTGAAGGCAGAAGCAGGGTGGGAATAAAATTGGAGAGTGAATTTAATTTCTACCACCGCAGTGAACCACATGTAATTTACAGAGCAAAATATTTGAATGAAGAACGATGCAAGGTTGAGTGGATCGAAGACGGAGAGATTGAGTCTGCAACTTATGGTCAGGACGATGTTCTCAAAAATATTGAAGATGGGTCTTGGATTAAAATTCAATAAATCTTATCTTTTATCAAAATTGGAGGTGAACAAAATTTCGAGGTATATAAGAAAAGCGCCTCATGCTGTCGAAGCTGTTAAATTCGTTGAAGGTATGGAAGATGGATTTTCTTGTTACGAGATTCTCACAAACAAGTGGATCGGATGGTTTGATAAAGAAGGCCCACTCCCCAAGACTAACAGAGTTCCTTATGTTTATGCTGAAGATTGGAGTGTTGAAGAGCACCAATATGGAGAATATATCGTAACTTCTGAGGACGGATCAAAGAGGTGGGCTTCTAAAGAATTGTTTGAAAGTGAGTTTGAACTGTTAGGAGAATAAAACTTTGATCTGGAGAGTGATGGATATGAACAGACAAGTAAATATCAGAATCATCGACAAATTCACTGGACGCGAAAGCAAAGCATTGACGTATAAATTCATGGCTGCAATGAAAAACTATGACTATATAACATTACCTGAAAAATTCAGAATAGCAATTCGATAGATACATGTTTGAAGGAGTGATTTTACCATTGAATTGGAAACAACGCAAACCTGCAATAGAATTTGATAAGTACGACAATACATATTCTAAATTAGCAAAGCTACATGGAATTTCTAACATAGATCAATTTCTTAACCCGTTATCAAATGTGATATGCGACTCATATCTTCTAAAAAACATTAATGAACTGGCAACTAGAATTATTCTAGCAATTCGGAACCGTGAGCCAATCACGATCACAGGAGATCCTGATTAGTTAAGATTATGACGGTGTAACTTCATTGGTAACATTGTATAAATACCTCAAAAACTTTACTGATGAAGTATATTATGTTTGCAACGAACGCTCAGAAGGTCACTCGATTAATGGTTTAATTGATGGAATTCCTGAACATACTAAACTCCTTATCGCCGTAGATAGTTCGTCAAATGATGTTGATTCAATGAGAACGTTAGTTGAACGAGGGATTGATTGTTTAATCATTGACCATCATGCAGTTACAGTGGAAAATCCATATGCAATTCTTGTTAATCCACAGCAAGTCGGATGTAAGTATCCCAATAAGAATGCCTGCGGAGGATTACTTGTTTATAAGGTGTGTCAGGTAATTGATGATTATATGGATACATACTATTCAAATGATTTGAGCGATTTGCCAGGGTTCTCATTAATGGCAGATATGATGTCTATGATGGAAATGGAAAACAGATATTATGCCAAGCAGTCTTTGCTAGGTTTAAGACACTTTGGACTAAAAACTCTCTTTCAAGAGATGGGTTTCGAATTAAACAATCTAACAGCTACAGATTTCTTGTATGGAGTAAGCCCTGCTGTAACTGCAGCTACTAGAGCTGATAATATTAAATTAGCGATAGACTTCTTATTGTGTGATAAAGATTGCCCAGAAGTTAAGACGCTTGCTAAAGAACTGGTGAGGTCGAATGAGAAGCGTAAACAGATTCAAGCCGAGGCATTACAAGCCCTAAAACCATTTATCGATGAACAAGATAAAACGATTATAGTCTTTGACCCAACTCTTGGAAAAGGGTACAACGGATTGGTCGGTCAGGAGTTATCCAAGTACTTTAACAGACCAGCAATTGTACTCGGTGAAGGTGATGATCCAAATACATATGCAGGAAGCTATCGCGGCCCAGAAGATTTCTCAATGCTGGACTTGTTAGATGAGTGTGAGAGCGTTATTTACACCGGAGGCCATCCAGGTGCCGGAGGGGTACAATTATTTAAAGAGGACATTGATGTTCTTAGACAAGAGTTGAACGAAAAACTTTGTAACTTTGAACCAGATGACTCACTATACTATGAACTTGAGTTTGATATTAAGGAGATCAACGAAAAACTAATTCTATATCTCTCAGATTTCTATCGAATTTCAGGGAATGGCTTTAAGCCAGGGAAGTTCCTTATTAAGAATCTGTTTATTTCAGACAAGAAGTTAATGGGGAAACTCAACAATACCGTGAAGATAGACTGTGGTGAAATACAGTTGATGAAATTCAAAACTGATGAAGATTATTTTAATGATGTTCCAGTCTTTGCCGAAGTTGAAGCCATAGGATCATTGAATATGAACTACTGGAAGGTATATAAACCGAAGTTTAAAGTCATTAAAACAATGCAATTATTTATCGAAGATTTCCGTGAAATATAAAATAAATATAATAAAAGAACTGTTTTATCAAAAAAAGGAGGATAATAATGTACTATTTACGCAAGGAATCAGAAGAAAGAATTATTCCCGAAATTACTAAGACTGATGGGTCAGTAATACCAGAAAGAAAGTTCATGAGCGAAGAGCGTGCTATCTTCAAACATCATGATTTTTCTCGATTCTACCGAGGCACGTTTATTGGCATCAATGAAAAATATCAGGGGATGAAAGTTTATCAATGTAAGACGCTTAAAAGAATACTTGAGTTGAGAGAGAACACATTTAACTATAACGGTGAATGGTTCGATGTCTATGATGAGAATGGGAAAGTGGATATTGAATAAATGAAATAATGCTTTTATCAAAAGGAGAGATAATATGAATTTGGTTATTTATGTTAACGAAGAAAATGAAGATGAAAAGGCACTGTTTGACTTAGATGAAGAGAAAGTATTACTGCAAGGAGATCAATATCATGATGGAATCGGAAGTCGTATTGCAGGATATCTGGTAGCATTAGATGATTATGATATTTATTCAGATGGTGCAGACAGAGAGTGGATCGATAAGGAGCATGAACACTTTAAATTAGTTGGGTTTTACTCAGAATAAAATTGAATCTAAAGGAGAACAGAACTATGATGTTTAACCGAAGTCTAACTGATCTCAATAACCGACTTAACGAGTTGCGGAAACAACATGCAAAGATTAATGATGAGATTATTACACTGGAAGCGCAGAAGAATTTGAAGTTGGCTGATGAGTACAGAGGCGCTTATACATACAAAGGTGATAGATAGATCATAGTAAGATATTAGACACCATTTACTAATTAAATTATAAAATAAATAATCAAAAGGAGATATGATAATGGTTTTTTGGACAATTGTATTTTTTGCGGTGAGTTTATATGGAGTATTTCGGGGCAGCATATTCTCTCCCTCAGGGAAAAAGCTGAAAGAAATTAGCATTAAAATGACTGAAGGAAATAAGGAAGATGAAAATAAACTAGCGATTGAAGCGTTAAAGGCTGGTTGCTTCCCAGTAATTATCGGTTTTACAATGATTATTGCTGAAGTTATTTATCTGATCGCTGCACTTACTTATGATAATTATAAATTCCCAACCATTGTCGCAATCTTGTTAATCATTATGTCTTTCGTTTTTAATAAGAATAATAAGCAGATCAAAGACATGAGCGCTGACGAGTTGACAATTGAAAAAGCAAAATTAATTAAACAAAAAAGTGTTACTCTTGGTTCTATAGTCAAAGGATTATTGTGGACCGTATACTTTGGGTATATGTTCTATATCCTGGTGTTTTGATGAAAGATATATTTCACAGAGATGAGATGAAAAGATGAAAAACTACGACGATTTAATGGATGAGTTGGGTTCAAAAGTTGAGACAAGAGATAGGTTGCTGCAACAAATTCAATTGCTTCAGGCAAATGTTGAAGCCTTAAATAGTGACATTGAACGGTTAAGTGAAAAGATCGATGAATTTGAAGAAGCAAACGAAGGTGAGTATTAATGTCCAGGGAGCAACCATTGAATACGAAAGAAGAAATAATTGAAATGCTCAATGATCGCATTATCAGATGGGGGGAACTCGTTAAAGTCTCCAAGGAACCAACAGTGGTTAATAATGAATGGAAAGCAAGAATTAGCGAACTGGAAACTGTAAGGGATTTAATTTTGCCAAAATCACAAATTGAGGAGGAAGATTAATGTACGGTAAAAATGAAACGGAAGAAATTGTGGATTACTTGAGCAATCGAATTAGTACTCTGACGAAGGCGAATAAGGCAGTAAGCAACTGGGCAACAAGATCAATTTAATGTAGCTAAGATTCAGGAATTGGAAGATGTAAGAGCATTTATTTCGGTTAACTTTTGCTAAGGAGATACATATGAAACGAAAATTGATTATACTCTTATCTGCTTTGATTTTAATCTTATTATCTGGATGTGGTGAAGTCACAACATTAGAAAAACTCTCCTATAAACAAAGTTTGGAAATTGACGGTCGCGGAGATGATACAACTCCGTTCACAGTTTATGTTTTCAAGAGTATAGAAGGAAAAGATATTCAGATTTATGATTCAGAAGATTCAAGTTATAAAGAGTTGCTTACACAAGATCAATTATATGATATTACTGTTTCAGTAGGAGATAGGTTTTCAATGAGCAACTATATTAAATCAATTAAAAAGTCGCAGTAGACAAAAGAGAGATTTCATGAGGAAGGGAGTTAATTTAGTATTCCAAGAGGCCTACCATATGAACTAAATCATAAGACTGTCGAAGGTGAAATATATAAACAATGCTCTGTATGTTTGAAGTGGTTACTCATGGATAAAAATAATTTTTATCAGAATAAATTAAATGGCGTAGATGGATTTAATCCGTATTGTAAAACCTGCACTAAAGAAAAGTCTGCGAAATGGGTAAAAGATAACGCAGAAACACATAGAGATTATAAACGATCTGAAAAAGCAAAAGAATCTAGCAGAGCCACAAAAAGAAAGAACGATCAAAAATACAGAGACGGAGAAACCCATCAAGAGTGGGTCAATAATAACAAGCACAAATTTAAAACATACCGTGAAAACAGACAAAACAAAGCTCATGAAATCACTAATGAAGAATGGTCTATTTGCAAAGAGTATTTCGATGATTCTTGTGCGTACTGTGGGTTACATGAGAAAGATCATTTTCAAAAGAGAAAACATAAACTTATTAAATCAGATCTACATAAGGAACATGTTGACCATAACGGAAGCAATAATTTGAGTAATTGTGTGCCATCATGCCTTCATTGTAACTCAAGCAAGTGGATACACGATGTGGATGTATGGTATCTAAAGCAGCCTTTTTATCAAGAGGAGAGATTTTTAAAAATAAATAAATGGCTAGAAGATGATCATAAAAGACACAGGGAAAATAGGAAAAAGGAGAGATTAAATGAAGACTAATATTTTTGTTCCACAAAAGATTAAAGTTGGATTCCAGAATAGAGAAAATACATACACTAAGAAACTTGCCTTTGTAATTTACTACGATGCGAAAGGTAAACTACGCCAGGAAACTTCTTGGGAAGGCTGGAGAGATAAGAAGATCGATTCAATTGAATACGACAATGAACCAGTTTCAGGATTCGTTTTAAATAAGAAGGTTGGAGATTACAAAGATGGCTGGAACCATCGTCAAGCATATACTCGTGTATACGATCCAAGAGGGTTTGAATTCGAGATTACAATTGAAAATCTGCTCTATATTCTTGAAAACACCAACTCCATCAAGGGGAAGGGTTTAGAAGGAGAATTCGTTTACTCGTGGGACGGGAAGAATTTGATTCTCCTACCTGTAGATTCGCCAGATTATCAAGAGATAAGCCAGTTCAATAAGGTTCTTCATGATAAAACCTATATCAAATCTAAGGAATTAATTGTTGGCGCTACTTATAGAACTAAAGATAATCAAGAGCTTGTATATATGGGGAGGTACGATTATTGGGATACCAAGTGGAATTCGGGAAATGGTTACAAGGATAGTTATTATGAGAATGTCAATAAAGGAAAACAATACATATTTGCAAAAGAAATAATTAATTATCGAAAGAAACAAGATTTGCATATCCTGAATCTAAAATCCCTTGGAGACAGAATTATAGAGACCGTTTCAAATGATTGCTGCGAACGTTATGCGGAGATGTTTGATTTGTTAGAACAAAGAAGTTGCTACTCACCATATGACGAATTAAAAGATGAATATGTTTACTACGATCTTTCTAGGTTCATTGAAAAAGTGAAAAGCAAAATTGGGAAATATGCTTGGCACTATGGTACTTCTGTTTATATCGCTAACGACAAAAGTAGTTATGTTGAAGTAAAGGGAGAAAGAGACAGCAAGAACTACCAAATCACAGACAAAAGAAAAGTACCGAGCAGATGGGGAAGCGGTTATACAACTGAAGAAGTAGTTTTATTTTCTGGAAGCTTAGAAGAGATTTGGGAACAGTATAAACCAAGATATAGAAATGAGTATCTAACCAATGGAAAACTCTATCGAATGGGAGACGAAGAATAATGGCTAATATGAACGATCAAAAGATTCTTGAGTTAAAGAAGCAAATTGAAACTAAGAAGGAGAAACTGAGCAAATCTCAAAAATTTACGCCTATTACCAATTGCTCAATTGAAATTGATGGAGTACGACATAATATTCAAGTGCTTCAGAAAGAGCAGGTTTTAATTCTCTTAATTAAGTTGAATACATACGTATTGTCCGCTAAAGATTTGGGATTGCTGGATTCATTTAATATTAGCGGCTACCATGTAGAGGATTGGATTACTGATTTGAAATTGAAATTTGAGATCATGAATAGAAAGGATGAAGAACAGAAGCTTAAAGCAATGGAAGCAAAACTTGACAAGTTGCTTTCTGATGATAAAAAGGTTGAACTTGAACTCGATGAGATTGCAGAATTGTTGAAGTAAGTTAATGAAATCCGCATTTTAAGGGGTCATAAAGACCCCGAAATTATACAGCATTCGAATATTCAGAACGAAGGAATTCTTCAATAGAGTGGAATAAGGCTTCAAGACTTTTCTTGTTTTCTGCTACTTTATCATATAAAATGGAGAGCCTTTCGAGATCAGCGTTCTCAGAATCTTTGACTGAATATGTAGTGTATATAATTTTACGTGTATTTTCGGATTGAGTGATAAAGCTATTTATTAACTCTATCAATTTCGTAGAAAAATACATTCTGTGGTTCTCTAAATAACCAATCAGATCTCTCTCTAAAGGACTTGCAAATACGTTATCTGCCGGAGACATTTCTTTGACTGCAAAGTAACAAGTTTTAACTAGTCCTCGTAGCTCCTCCATTTTTAAGAAACTTGTATTTAGAAAATCATTAGACACCTTTGATTTATTATCGAGCCTTTTCAAAAACTCGCTACGATCTTTTTCAAGTTCAAGTTTGTATGCTTCCATTTCTCTCTGTAAATCAGTCTTGTATAATTCCATTCGTTTTTCTAAATGTTCATTAAAGTAGGCCCTAGTAATAAACTTGACTGCGCCAATAGTAGCAGTAGCAATTACAGGTACTGAAACAACTAGAGTACCCCAATCAATTGTAAATCCCACATAATTCATCCTCTACAAGTTTTACTATCATTTTAAAGGATGGATATAGAGTCCGAAAGTAAAGATGTCATATAAAAGATGAAAGTCAAATTTTATTAGAAAAAGGAGAACGAGTAAATGTCTGAGATAGTAAAAATATATGATTCAGTAATTAAGATTATCAATGAAGTGAAGGAGGTCGCTCTTCTCCAAGAGACTCAAACAGAAGAAGAGCAAAACTTTAAAGAATATTATATTAGGGGCTTGAAAACTGCAATTGAACTAATTGAGCAAGAACAGGAATTTGTATACAGCGATGATTATGCATACGAGAAGTTTGATGAGATCTTGGATTCTTATTTGGATGATCAAACAAATCAATCAACTTCATTATTGCCCGAAGATATTGAAGAAATGGTAAACGATAAAATTAAGGCATTATACGAGTAGGATGAAATGCACATATTCAATGAAGAAAAAAGAGGGGTAGAAAAATGAAAGACAGAAGAGAGTTTGAAAATGAGAATAGAATGTTACTGGGGAATATAACTAGAATAGTTCTCTCGTATGATGTCGAAGAGATAGAGAAAATGAGAGCATGGGCGCATAAAAGAATTGATGATATGGCTGATTTTAAAATACAAAAAATAAATGAGGAGAATGATTAACAATGGAAGAAAAGAATCTGTCGATTGAAAATATTGAGGACGCAAAGAAAAAGGTATCTGATATTAAGGCTGTAGGAAACGGTGATACATTTGCTCTGCTTTGCAAAGCAAGTTCTGAGTCTCAAGGATGGATGAAATCAACTAAGGTGTGCAACTTACCTAACGGATGCTTGGTTCAAGTATCTACACAGCAACGAAATCCAGATGGAAGTTATGCTGTAGCAGAAGCATTGACTTTTGTTCCTGGAGTAAATATGAAAGATGTTGTGGTAATGACAAATGATGGTTTTAAAAATGAAAATAAGTTGGTTAGCCTGTAAATTAACTTAATTATTTACTATATATAGTATTGACAATTAAAAAAATATCTATATATAGTATATAAAACCTCATGAAATGTAACTTTGATCAGGAAAGAGGTGGCTATGTGAAAACGCTTGGATGGTTTTTAGTCTGCTATTGGTTGATTATGTTGGGTCTTTTAATTGTAGGAGTTAAACCAGATTATTTTATTGTTGGCTGTGCATTTCTAATTTCAGCAATCAATAGTGTCCCAACAGAAAAATAATTATAAAGGACTGATTAAATGTTCGCGAAATATGACGAAGAATTACATGAGAGTTACATCTTAGATATATACAATATTGCAGATGTCGCAGCGAACGGTGAAGAAGCAACGACCACGAGGAGGAAGCATTTTAATATTCTGCCTTCGATGGACAAAATTAAAGAAGTAGTAAAAACAATTGGGTGCGATACATTTGAAATAACTTATGAAACTGAAAAGGTAGAGAGGTATTCATTAAATAATGATTAGAATAGTTAGAACCACTCAAAAACTAATTGATGGTATTTGGAAGCCTTATGATTTTAGTGATTTAAAAAGAGATGATTATTTTCGGCTTTTTGATAACATTACCCCAGTGACAGACGAGTCAGGCAAATCAGTATTTGTTGCCATAAGTAATCCATATCTCGGAGAGGACAATCTTTTGAGGATTGATTATGAAACTTGTTGAAATAATTAAATAAACTAAATATAATAATAAAAAAGGTAATGCAATAATGAGAATATACATCAATTTATCTGAAGCTTTATATGAGACCTTTAAAAGTGTAATTGGATCTGAAGAAGAATACAAATTACATGAGGATGTATTTATAAAGAGAAAGTTAAAAGAAACAATTGGAGTAAAGGAATTTAATAAATTTGATGCTCTTGATGAACAGTTTTGGTATGTGGGCTGGAGAGAATTCGATATGAGAGTATTTATGAAAGGAAGAAGCGAATGACGCAGCAGGGATCACAAGTCTGGGGCAGCAAAGCCATTAATAGCAATGATACAGTTATCAATTCAAGCAATAATAGTTTTCAATTTGCAGTTGATGGAGTTACGTATTCAATTGTAATTCCCGATGGGACATATAGTACAAAGCTTGAATTCTTTACAAGTGAATTAATTGTCCCAATTAATACAGCACTGACCAATATTAACGCACCAGTGTTCGTGCGATTGGGAGGAATTAACAGAGACACTCATAGGGATGTGCTGGTGATCGAACACAAAGATCAGACAGTTCCACATGTAATCAACAATTTTGCAGGTACGGCGCTTAGTGAAATATATGTCTCAACATTGTATAGTTATGATCCAGTTTAAAATATATGAAGGGAGGTGAGAAATTGATTTTCGATGTAATTTTTAAAAGATCTTGGGCTAACCAATCCCACGAGGCTGAAGTCAGAGTTGTAGTCGATGAAGAGGATACGGTGGTGAACCTGCCGTTAGATGAAGATGAGAAGTATGATCTGATGAAAGTAATGAAGGAAGTGGCTGCAGAGTATGGAATGGTAAAACTTTTCAAACAAGGTTACTTGCTGCACGAGGGAACGACCATAGAACTGTTAGAAGTTTTGCCAGTTTTGAGTATACAATAAAACAAGTCTTTTATGAGGAATTGAATAACTGCAGGAGATGATAACTACGCTAGTAACTAAAAGAGATGGAACACGGGTTGAATTTAATAAATTAAAAATACTTCAGGCAATAATAAACGCGATGATTCGAACCGAAAAGGGACTTGATAAAGAGGTCTTAAACAAAGTAACGGACAGAGTAATACATAGAATTAATGATTTGGAAGCAGTGGATATTGAACACATCCAAGATGAAGTTGTGGCAGCTCTTATGCTTAGTAAGCGAAAAGATGTTGCAGTAGAATACATAAGATACAGAGAAGTTAGGAGCCTTAAACGAAGAGAGCGTAGTGCTTTAGATAAGAAAGTACAAGGTTTGTTAGATCTGACGAACACCGAAGTTATGAGTGAGAACTCTAATAAGGATAGTCAAACAATCCCAACTCAACGTGACTTGCTGGCCGGAATTATGGCAAAAGACTTTGCTCAAGCCTATATGATTCCTAAGCGAGTTGTAGAAGCCCACAACAACGGTGATATTCATCAGCATGATCAAGATTACTCACCATATTTCCCAAGCTATAATTGTATGCTAATTGATCTTAAAGAGATGCTAGAGAATGGATTTAAACTAGGAAATGCTCAAATTGAGACTCCAAAATCCATAACAACAGCCGCAGCAGTAACGGCACAAATTATTGCTCAAGTTTCTAGCCATATCTATGGTGGAAATACAATTAATGAGATTGACAAGGTGTTATCACCATACGTCAGCAAATCATTTGAGAAACACTTTAAGACAGGTATGGAATGGTTATATAACGCCGAAGCAGATCTTATCAATGTGCTCAATATATCAGTAGACAATCTTGACATTGCAAGTCGTTTCCCTAGATGTTATGACTATGCTCTGAGACTAACTGAAAAAGAAACATTAGATGCTTTTCAGTCATTGGAATATGAAATCAATACATTGGTTTCAGCTAATGGCCAAACACCATTTTCAACATTCGGGTTTGGTAGAGGTACATCTTGGGAAGAACGTCAAATTCAAATTGCCATTCTGAAGAATCGAATTAGAGGGTTGGGTAAAGAAGGAAAGACTCCCGTGTTTCCTAAACTCATTTTTGCTCTGGAAGAAGGAATAAACGTTAAACCTGAAGATCCTAACTATGATATTAAGAAGTTGGCAATTCAGTGTAGCACCTTGCGTATGTACCCAGACATTTTGTCAGTACCTAAAGTTAAAGAAATAACGGGTTCATTTAAGTTCCCTATGGGGTGCAGAAGTTTTCTTAGTCAATACATAGAAAATCAAAAGATAATTCATGATGGACGCTTCAACATGGGCGTAACCACAATTAATCTGCCGCGAATTGCAATCAGAGCAGAAGGTTCAGAATCGAGATTCTATAAACTTTTAGACGAAATGCTTGAAGTATGTAAGGAAGCTTTAATGTATCGGATTGAACGTTTAAAAGGAATAAAGGCAAAAGTAGCACCAATTCTCTATATGGAGGGTGCGACAGGAGCAAGACTTCAAGCTGAAGATACGATTGACCATTTACTTGAGAATGGAAGATCAAGTATTTCGCTCGGCTACATTGGAGTACATGAAACTGTACTGTCGCTGTTCGGGAAGCACATTTTTGACGATCTTGTCCTCAGACAGAAAGGGATAAACATAGTTAAATATCTGAGTAATAAGGCTGAAGAATGGAAAGATGAAACTGGTTATGGCTTTAGTCTTTATTCGACTCCAGCAGAGAGTCTATGTTATCGCTTCTGTAAATTGGATGAAGAACAGTTCGGTTTGATCTATGGGGTTACAGATAAGGGTTACTACACAAATAGTTATCATTTAGATGTCCAAAAGAAGACTACTCCATTTGAGAAAATTGAATTTGAAAAGGACTATCCTCAATATGCTAGTGGTGGATTTATTGTTTACTGTGAGTTCGATTCCCTTGTAAAAAATCCTGAAGCACTAGAAGCTGTATGGGACTTTGCTTACGAAAGAGTTCCTTACTTTGGTACAAATACACCAGTAGATAAATGCCTTGAATGTGGATTTGAGGGAGAGTTTGAAGCAACAGTAACAGGTTTTACATGCCCTAATTGCGATAATGGAAATCCAAAAACTTCTTCGGTTATAAGACGCTGTTGTGGGTATTTGTCGGAGCCATCACAACGTCCCTTCAATGCAGGTAAACAGAGTGAGGTTGTGAGTAGGGTCAAACATAAATGAATATTGCCGATTACAAACGTTTTGATGTAATAAATGGTATCGGACTAAGACATTCACTCTATACATCGGGTTGTTCTCATCATTGCAAAGGGTGTTTTAATGCTTCAATCTGGAACTTTAATTATGGAAAACCATATACAAAAGAATTTGAGGATAAAATTATTGAAGACTTAAATATTGATTATGTTAAGATCTCAGGCTTGTCAATCCTTGGCGGCGAACCTCTACAAAGTGTAGATGGTTTGCTTCCATTGGTAAGAAGAATAAAGGCAGAATGTGAAAATAAAGATATTTGGATTTGGTCCGGTCATACATTCGAGGAGATTCTTCAAAATAACAAGCAGAAAGAATTGCTTTCGTATTGTGATGTTTTGATTGATGGACGATTTGAATTGGAACTTCGAGACTTAACTCTGAAGTGGAGAGGCTCAAGGAATCAACGAGTGTTGAATGTCAAAGAAAGTTTAAATCAAGGTAAGGCTGCTCTATTGCCTTTGAGTGGAGGAAACTAATTGCTTATTGTTTTCGATTCGCTCACAGGTAATGTCCAACGATTTGTTGATAGATTGAATATGAGAAATATAAAGATTAAGCCAGGACTTGAAATCAACGAACCATATGTGTTAATCACATACACCACCGGATTTGGAAAAATACCTAAGTCTGTTGAAGAATTCTTAAAAAGTAATCATCGGCAGCTACAAGGTGTTGTGGCTAGTGGCAATCGAAATTGGGGTGCATTATTCGCCAATGCTGGAGACCTGATCTCTGAACAATACAATGTTCCATTACTTTATAAGTTCGAAATATCAGGCATTGAAGATGATGTGAAATTACTGCGAGAGAGGATAAAACAACTTTGAAATATTTAGAACTTAATAATCAAGTAATGCAGAAGAAGGATGGTTTCTTTGATCTTGAGAAGGATTTACAAGCTGTTAAAGAGTACCTGAAAGAAGTAAAACTCAAAACACTTCACTTTCCGTCTAACAAGGAAAGAATTGAATTTCTTATTCAAGAAAATTATTATGAAAATTTATATAATTATTACACTTCTGAGCAAATCGAAAAGCTTCACGACTTAGCATATAGCTATAATTTCAAATTTGCATCATTTATGGCTGCACAGAAGTTTTTTAAGGATTACTCTTTGAAGACAAACAATAAAGATAATTACCTGGAGGATTATGAGCAGCATAATTGCATTGTGGCAATGTATCTTGCACAAGGTAATAATAACCTTGCTGAATCATTGGTTCGTGGATTTATGGAGCAGCGAATTCAACCAAGCACTCCAACATATCTCAACGCTGGCCGTAGTCGAAGAGGCGAGATGGTCTCGTGCTTCCTATTAGAGATGGACGATTCTCTTAATTCGATTAACTATGTGCTTAACACTTGCATGCAGTTGTCTAAAATCGGTGGTGGTGTTGCTGTCAACTTGAGCAAACTGCGTGGTAGAGGAGAAGCTATTAAAGGAGTAGAGGGAGCTGCTAAAGGCATCATGCCTGTCCTGAAGCTTATGGAAGACGGCTTCTCCTATGCGGACCAGATGGGCCAGCGTAAGGGTTCAGGTGCGGCTTATTATAATATTTTTGGCTGGGATGTCCTGGAGTTCTTGGACAGCAAGAAGATTAACGCTGACGAGAAGACTCGATTAAAGACGCTGTCTATTGGACTGATAATTCCACAAAAATTTTACGACTTAGCTAAGGACGATTTGCCTTTCTATGTATTCGCTCCTCATTCAGTTCACAAGGCATTTGGTGTTCACCTGGACGATATGGATCTAAGCTCAATGTATGAAGCCTTAATCAAGCATCCAGATGTAAAGAAGAAACAACTTGATGCCAGAGACATGCTTACAAAAATTGCAGCTACTCAATTAGAATCTGGCTATCCATACATTGCAAACATTGATAATGCAAACAAGCATCATGCATTAAAAAATGTAGGCAGTATCAAAATGTCTAACCTTTGTACCGAAATATTTCAGTTACAAGAGATTTCAACAATTAATGATTATGGTGTAGGAGACAAAATTAAACGAGATATTAGTTGTAATTTAGCCTCTCTTAATATTGTTAATGTGATGGAGCATAAGAAACTCAAAGAGTCAGTATTTGAAGGCATTCTAGCTATCGATTCCGTAGCAAGACTAACCAATATTTCCAATGCTCCTGGTGTAAAAAAGGCCAATAAAGAACTACATTCCGTAGGCTTAGGTGCAATGAACCTGCATGGATACTTTGCAAAGAATAAGATTGCATATGAGAGCAAAGAAGCCATTGAGTTTGTACGTGCATTTTTCTCTGCGATGAATTTCTATTCGTTGGAGGCTAGTATGGAATTGTCCAAAAAATATGGGACATTTGATGGGTTTGAAAAATCAGAATATGCGAATGGTAATTACTTTAATCTGTATCTTGTTGAAGATTTTAACCCTAAAAGAGAGAAGGTTAAGCAGCTCTTTGAGGGCATCTATCTACCAAATCAATCGGATTGGAACAAGCTCAAAAGCAGAGTGATGTATCATGGACTAGCAAATGCCTATCGATTGGCAATTGCACCAACACAATCTATTGGCTATGTCCAAAATGCAACTGCAAGTGTAACTCCGATTGTGGAACATATTGAAACACGAACTTACGCCAACTCAACCACCTATTACCCGATGCCATATCTAAGTCCAGATAATTTCTATTATTATAAATCTGCCTACAATATGAACATGTTTAAGATGATTGATCTCATATCTGAAATCCAACGCCACATTGACCAAGGAGTATCTACTATCCTCTTTGTTAATAGCGATGTATCGACCAGAGAATTGGGCAGATATTACGTCTATGCCAATTACAAAGGTCTTAAATCACTTTACTACACAAGAACTAAGAAACTAAGCGTTGAAGAATGCACTTCTTGCGCGATTTAAGAAAAGAGGATACTTTAAAATATGAATTTAAAAGCAGTAAATTGGAACAGGCCAGACGATGATTTTTCATTACTATTCTGGAATCAGAATATTCAACAATTCTGGACAGATGATGAAATTCCATTATCAGATGACAAAATGAGTTGGATGGAAATGACTGATGTCCAACGAGATACATATATGAAAGTACTCGGTGGACTTACCCTTCTTGATACACTGCAAGGAGGAGTAGGAATGCCCAAGATTCTTGAGCATGTTGATGGTCTTCAGCGTAAAGCTGTACTTGGCTTTATGTCAATGATGGAGCAGATTCATGCGAAGTCTTACAGCAGTATTTTTACAACTTTGGCTACTACAGAACAGATTGATGCAGTATTTTCCTGGGTTGAAACAAACCCACAGCTGCAATTTAAAGGTAAACTGATTGAATCATTTTATAAGACTATAGACAGACCAGCCCGTCTATATTTGGCTATGAGCGCATCAGTACTTCTAGAAAGTTTCCTGTTCTATTCCGGATTCTTTTATCCGTTGTATTTGGCAGGGCAAGGCAAGATGACATCAAGCGGTGAAATTATTGATTTGATTCTCCGCGATGAAAGCATTCACGGTGTATATGTTGGCGTTATTGCACAGGAGATTTATGCAGAGTTAGAGCCGGAAGTTCAGAATGAAGTTAAGGGGATCTTGCTGGAACTGCTTAATAAGCTAATGGAAAATGAGGATAGTTATACTGAGGAAATCTATGCTGGTGTTGGCCTTGTTGATGAAGTTAAACAATTTGTCCGCTATAACGCTAATAAAGCCTTCATGAACCTTGGCATTGAACCAATTTATGATGACGTTCAGATTAATCCGATTGTTCAAAACGGTATTAACACAGGCACGAAGCAACATGACTTCTTCTCCAAGAAAGGGAATGGATACGTTCGAGCACTAAATGTAGAAAGAATGACTGAAGAAGATTTTGTATTTTAAAATAAAATTATTAAGGGAGAATACAAACATAATGAAACAACCATTTCATAATGATATTGTAGGAATGGACGAAGTATCAAAAATGATATTTAAGGGTATAGATCAATACAAAAATCGGATCGGTAAACAAATTAAAGTTAAATATTTCACCGATGTTGAACCATTAACTAAAATATCGCATGGGGATTGGATTGATTTGCGATCCGCAGTCGATGTTGAATTGAAAACAGGAGAATTTAAGCTTATTCCTCTTGGAGTAGGAATGAAACTCCCAGATGGTTACGAAGCAAATGTTGTTCCTCGTAGCAGCACCTTTAAGAACTTCGGTATTCTACAAACAAATAGTTTTGGAGTCATAGATAATTCTTATTCAGGAAACAATGATCAATGGCATTTTCCTGCACTTGCTATGCGTGATACTATCATCAAGAAGAATGATCGCATCTGTCAGTTCAGGATTAATCGAGTAATGGATGATGTTGAGATTGTAGATGTAGATTATCTTGATGACACTGATCGTGGTGGCTTCGGGAGCACAGGGACTAATTAATTCAACACTATAAACTGGGAGGTCTAAATGAACGTTCAACTTATCGCACATACACAATTATCGGAGTCATTTAAAAAGCAGATCGAAAGCGATATTCAATTTGAGTACAATGAACGAGCTTCGATTGCGCTTACGGCGATTAGAACCTGCTATTCACCAAATAAACCAACTGAAATTCTTTCACTTGAAGGAAACAAATACTTTGGCAATAAGGCCACAGACGGTAAAAGTGGCACTGAGGCAGATCGTTTATTCCGTCATATCACTGGATCAGGCCACACTAGTACGCTTGAACACCTTAATTACACTTTTGCTATTGAAGGAGTTAGTCGTGCTCTTATGGGACAATTAACACGCCATAGACACCTTTCATTTAGTATCCAATCGATGAGGTATGTTCCAATGAGCACTGATAGCAAATCCAAGGGTTTTAATTATGTTGTGCCTGAGAAAGTTGATGGCCGAGAGTTTTCTGAACTGCAAACAGCAAGGGACATCTTTGAAGAAGCGATGAGACATGCTCAAGGGGCTTATGATCAACTACGTGCGGCTGGAGTTCCGCAAGAGGATGCTAGGGCGGTCATTCCACAGGCGGGGACCACAAATATTGTTATGACTGGCAATCTCCGAACACTCTTGGAGTTCTACAACAAGCGTAAGCCGGGAAAAGGTGCTCAATACGAGATTACGCAATTGGCAGAAGGTATTAAGACAGAAATCCTTGAGGTTGATAAGTGGCTAACTCAATATTTTGAAGAGAAATAATTAAATAAACTAAAAATAACTATATACAAATAGAATAACAAGTCTTATAATGAGTTACATAGAGGTGATAAACCTTGGTGTAACTCATTTTTGTTCTTTGAAGGGGAGCGATAATATAAATTGCTAGTGCTACTCAATGTTGTACCCACGCTAATACTTGCATCAGTTCTTTATGTAGGGAATAAGACATTTAAATCTGATCTTTTAAATCTTAACAAGTCTACGGCAGATGATATCTTTTACTCATTCTGTATCTCGATCATCGGTTTTAACGTCCTTACTGCAATATCATCTACACTCATTCCAAACATCACAACTCAGTCGGACATAAGAACACCAATGATGTACATATATGCAGTACTTTTCAGTCCTGTATTCGAAGAGTTAATCTGTAGAAAGATCCTAACCAGAGCAATCAATAAATATTTCAACTGGTGGATGGCTGCTTCAATAAGCTCCCTGTTGTTCTCGTTGCTACACTTTAACTTAACTGGGTTCCTAGGGTATGCGTTTATTGGATTGATTTGGTGCTACTACTATCGTAAATCCAATAACATACTCGTACCTATCCTAAGCCACTTTCTATTCAATTACACGGCAATTTTAATCCAATCACTGAAAGGGTGATCAATACATATGCAACTAAGTAAGGAGGCAGAGATTGTATTGTCCCTCTGCTGGAAGAATGGTCAGAGAGCATCAACTACATTTATTATTGGTGATAAATACAAGTGGGAAGGTAAGGAGTTTAAGCCAACTGAAAATACATATGAAGAACTTGAACGGTATCGCGAGAATGGAGAAAAGCAAATTAAAATTTATCGCAACGGCAACTACGTAAATATTACTGGAGGAATACTAACAAAATGAAAAAAATGTGGAGTAGATTAACTATTCGTTGTTTTTGGTCAAATATCTTTCAAATTGTTAGAGCGGAACATTATCATATGGCTTATGAACAAGGACGATTTGATGCAAAAGCAGAAAGTATCTATGGGATTATCGACAATAAAACTTTGGAGGAAATATATGAAAACTAAAGTACTAAAAATCAGTCATGCCGCGCGAGAAGCCTACATGAAGAATTGTTGGAGAAGTACTGCAAAATGTGAGTCGCTGTATGAGGTTGATTATAAAATTAGAAGAGCTGCATATTTGGGAACGGTAGTTCAGTCATATCCTGAGAGAGTTATTCACTATCATAATCTCAGATTGGTGATTAAAAATAATAATATCATTGAATTATTTATGAACGATAAAGAATACATATGGATTAGTGAAAAACGAAAATATACATATGATAAATTGAATGACAAAGTGTTGGTGTAGAT